ACACTTGTGGGAGCGTCTATGTTGGGCGAAAGAAAAGCTAGAGCCTTACAGGAGTGAGTATTGCATAGTATGGGAAGACCCTAACGATATGGAAAACCCTGCTAAAGTTACACACCCAGACCCTAACTGGATGGCTTGTGCATTACAGGGTGGGATACTACCACCAGTACAATCCTATTGGGAACTGAAGAAAGATGAAAACAAGCCTGACTTTGTAAAGCATACACGAGGTCCAGAGCTTCTACACAATATGAAACCTATTGACGCTATGACAGAAGAAGAAGCAATAGAATATTTAATAATGAAGGATATACCAGAAACGGTGTGGAGAGATTGGGATAAATCGAACAAACCCAAGATGGTGATCTGTAAGAAAGATCAATTACCTGGAACTCGTGAATGGCGAAATGCTTGGCAAATTAGCGAGGATCTTGTTATAAACAATGAAGTAGCGGCATAAAGGAGTAAAACTATGACGAAATCTTATATCACAGACATGAAGGGCAATACGGCAGATGCCTCAAGTGTAACGAAACCTTCTGACCGACACTTTCGAGGAGCGTGGGTCCTGAACGGTGATGTTATTACAGAGGATATGACAAAGGCAAAAGCTATCTTCAAAGACAAAATTAGGAGTGTACGTCAACCTCTATTAGACGCTGAAGATGTTGTTTATATGAAAGCATTAGAAGCTGGAGATAGTTCTGCACAATCAGCGTGTGTTACAAAGAAGAAAGCATTGAGAGATGCAACATCTACCTCTGCTATAGATGCGGCAGATAATATTACCAAGCTAAAAGCAGCTTGGGATACAAGCACATTGGGTACTAGCCCTTACGCATAAGGATAAGTAAATGGCACTAACACAAGTTACAGGACGAGGACTAGGTACTCAGACAACTCTAGCAGGGAGTAATACCTTAGTATTAGATACTGATGGTATTATGACCAAGCCATTACAACCTGCTTTTTTAGTACAACCTGCATCTTCTCAAGATAATATTCCAATAAATGCAGATACGACTATAGTATTTGGAACAGAAATATATGACCAAAATGGAGATTTTGCATCCAATACTTTTACCGCTCCTGTAACAGGTAGATATCAGCTAAATGTTCATATATATGTTCAACATTTGGATACTGCTACTAGTTGGGTGCAGTGTACTCTTCTTACATCTAACAGAACTTACTACGACATAATAGAACCAGATTTTAGTGGTGACTTACATTATTTTGTATTTAAGCTAGCTATTTTAGCAGACATGGATGCAAGTGACACAGCATATGTTAGGCTTGACCTGCATAACTCAGGGTCTTCACAAATGGATGTACAAACTAATAGTTTTTTTAGTGGCTTTTTAGCATGTTAAGGAGAAACAAATGGCAAAACTAACATTAACTGTGGAACTTTCAGACACAGAACAAACAATATTAAAAAACGATTTACTAGACTTAGATGCGTGGCTACAAGCGGCAATGACAGGAAAAGTAAATAACGCATGGAAAAGGATGCAGTCAGAGTGGACAACAAATCTGATGAACGACAGTAGTTTTACAGACCCAATCCCAAGCAATCAAGCAGACTTTGTAAAATTAGTTACGGCAAGAAGTGATTATAAGAACAGAGCAGATAGAGAGAAGTAATGCCATACATAGGTAAAGCACCAAAGAACTCAGTCCGTAATCGCTATATATACCAAGCGACTGCAGCACAGACTTCTTTTAGTGGCAGTGATAGCAATTCGCTAACACTTAGCTATCCAGATAGTTTGTATATGGACGTTTATCAAAATGGGGTGTTACTCAAACCTTCAACCGACTATACCGCTACGACAGGTACAACAGTTGTACTAGAAAGTTCAGCATCAGCTAATGACGTAGTTGAGATGGTAGTCTACGATGTGTTTGACGTAGCTGATAGCTACACTAAGACACAGGCAGATACACGCTATCCATTCTTAGGTAACAACTCAATCATCAGAACTAATGGTGCTACAGTAGAAACAGATATAAGTATAGATAGTAGTACAAATGGATTATCGGCAGGACCAATAACAATTAATTCATCCAGCACTGTAACTGTTGCAGGACATTGGAGTATAGTATGACAAGTAAACTTGTATTAGACAACATTGAAGGTAGAACAGGTCAAGGCTTTTTAACACCTGATAGACCTGCTTTTAGAGCTAGAATTGCAGGTTCAACTGGTGGTCATGGTGACACTGGAGTTTTAGTGTTTGAAACAGAAGACTTTGATATTGGTGGGAATTATAATACATCAACTGGGATATTTACTGTCCCTACTACTGGTCTTTATCATATTATGTTTAGGTGTTTGACTTCTACTAATTCCAGTGGTAGTGCAAATACCGCTGGTGAGTATCCGTATGGCGATTTTCTTTTGAATGGTAGTGCTTTGCCTGGAGGTAGATTTTATTTTTATAGTGCGGCTACTAATTTCCATGCTACTCTTGTTGGAAACTCCACTTCACTATTAAGTTCAGGTGACGAAATTAAAGTAAATATAGGTGGTGAGTTTGCATACTCTGATACAAACCCCCAATACGACCCTTGTTTTGAAGGATATTTAATAGGATAAATAAATGACAAGTGAAATTAGAGTAGACAAAATACATAACGAAGGTGGAGACAACGATAGCGGAGTTGACCTCTCAACAAACGATGTTGTTGCAGTAAAGACAGCAAATACAGAACGTATGCGTATTGATAGCACTGGTAGATTAATGTTAGGGACTACTTCTGCGGCTACTGCAACTACACATACTACTTTAGCAAGTTCAGAAAACACCACTAACGTAGATTCAGGTGCAGGTGCGGCATTATCTCTTAAAAACACAGGTACGACAGATGGTAATTACTCTACCCTATACTTTGAAAATAGTGCAGGTGGAATTGATTCGGCTATTTATGGTGTTCATGGTGATGCTGATGGAACTGGTACTAGTCGTGTAGGTACGTTAGTTTTTGCTACTGCTAAGTCTGGTGCGGGTGTTGCACAACGTATGAGAATAACCAGTGCAGGCCTTGTAGAGATGGGAGTAGCTTATGGCTATGCTAAACTTGCGGTTGACTCAGGAACAACTGATGGCTATGCAGGATATTTTCATACAAATACAGCAGGTGGATATGCAGTTATGTATCTCAAAACTGGGTCTAATGTCAGTGGTTTGATGTATTTTTATAGAGATAGTTCCGCAATAGGTTCAATAACTACCAACGGCTCATCAACTTCCTTCAATACAACTTCAGACTATCGTTTAAAAGAAAATGTAGTTACAGATTGGGATGCTACATCAAGGTTAAAACAACTCAAGCCAAGTAGGTTTAACTTCAAGGCAGACAAAGATACAACAGTAGATGGATTTTTAGCCCATGAAGTAAGTAGCATTGTGCCAGAAGCTATTATTGGTAAAAAAGACGCTGTAGATAAAGATGGAAATATTGAGCCACAAGGCATCGACCAGTCAAAATTAGTACCACTTCTTGTTAAAACCATACAGGAATTAGAGGCTCGTATAGCGGTACTGGAGGCTAAGTAATGGCATCTGAACTCAAAGTAAATACACTCACAGGAGTTAGCACAGCAGGTAGCATTGCAGTCACAGGTGAAGGTAATAGCACTACGACTAATCTACAGCAGGGTTTAGCTAAATCATGGGTGTTAGCCAGTAGTTCTGCAAGTCCTGCAGATAGTTTAAATGTATCTGGTGGTACAGATAATGGTACAGGGGATTATAGTTATGCTGTAAGCACTAATCTTGGTAACACAAATTTTTCTGCTGTGCCTACTGGTGCTGAAGATAATACTAGAATTGTGTGGAATAAATTAAGAGCAACATCTAGCTATAGGATAAGTTTTGCAGATAATAATGGTACTGCACAAGATGCAGATAATGCCGTTACGGTACACGGAGATTTAGCATGAGTAAAGCGGCAGAACTAGCGGCACTAATTGCCAATGTGAACAATGGTAGCTCGTTAGCGGCAAAGAATTTTATCATAAATGGAAATATGAACGTGGCACAAAGAGGTACGTCAACTACAGGTCTTGGTGCGGATGGTGCTACTTATAATACTGCTGACAGATTTTGTCATTCGTTAGGCAACACCGCAGGAAGATTTACAAGTGCTATAATTGCTGATGGTCCTAGTGGATTTGCTAATTGTTTAAAATTAAGCTGTACTACGGCTGATACATCAGTAGCGGCTACTGAGTATTTCCATTTGCAACATAGGATGGAAGGACAAAATCTTCAGTCTATTGCTAAAGGAACAGCAGATGCAAAACCTATAACAGCAAGTTTTTATGTTAAAGGAAATGCTAGTGCAACCTATGTGGCAGAATTATATGATGCGGATAATACTAGACAAATAAGTAAAACATTTTCTGTTACAACTTCTTGGAGTAGAGTAGAATTAACTTTTCCTGCTGATACTACAGGTGCTTTAGATGATGATAATGCTCTTAGTCTTCAGTTAGCAATACATCTACACGATGGTTCAAACTTTACATCTGGTACTACAAATTCATCTGCTTGGGCAAGTGCTACAACAGCAAATCGTGGTA